AAGGCACATCGAGGCGAACCAATTCCCCCGAATAATTCAAGGATTTGTATTGTCTCGCCCATGTCCTGCTGCCTCCTCTCTTTTTGCAAGTTCTTCTTTTGCCAGTTTTATGAAATCTTTCAAATCTTCCAGTCTGCGGTTGTACTTCTCAAACGCTTTCCGTGCATTGTCGTACTGCCATTTAAGAAAAAGCCATTGTGTTGTTCCCTCTTTCTCTTTCAATTCTTTTTCTGCCTTTTCGATGGTCTCTTTCAAATCTCCGCTATACTTGAATGTTGTTCCGTTCTTTTTATGCACCGCTCTCATTCCTGCCATGTCTACCCCTCCAGTTCCTTGAGTAATTCATGAACCACATTGCGATAGTCCTGTGACACGATGCAGTTCTTTGAAAACTGCGGGAGGACTGCCATTCTCATGGATGCCTTTTCCGCTACAATCGACCGACGAATCGGTGTGACGAACATGTCAAATCCGGAACTGGTTTTCATCCACTCCTCAAAATCCAGTGATGTCTTGTTTTTCTGTCTCATTGTCACAAGACCCTTGATTCGGAGTTCCGGATTGATTTCCCGCAGGTCGTCAACCTGCTCCTGCAAATTGTGAATCGCCTCGTTTTCATATCCTCCGACCTTTACGGGTGCAATGACGAGTTCTGCTGCCAGTAGAATGTTGATGACCACCATATCAAGCAGACGACCGCAATCACAAATGCAATAGTCGTATGCCTCGGATATTTCTTCCAGTGCATCCCGCAGCCTCGTGACTTGATTTGCCTCCTGCTTGAGCAGCAGTTTCATGTCTGTCTGCATGAGATACCCGTTTGCAGGAATGATGTCAATGTGACTGTACTGTGTGGGTCTTATCAAGTCCGTTGTCCGGTATGACCCGCCCACACTCACATGACGCTCAAGCAGTTCACTCATTCCTGTTCCCTCCGGCTCGTATGCCTCAAATGTCTTTGATGTATCGCCCTGCGGGTCTCCGTCGAGAATGAGAACACGTTTCTCCTGCTCCTCCCCCAACATGTAGGCGATCGCATCCGATGTCGTTGTCTTTCCGATTCCACCTTTCGGTGACATAACTGCAATAATTCTCATTTTTTTCTGTTCCTCCTGTTATCCTCTTGTTACCTGTTACATGAAACCTCTGTCGTCCGGCTGTCTCCATCCGCAGCGGTGCAGGTGCATCCCCTCGCCCACCTTGTAGAGTGTATATGTGAACCCTGCTCCCAGTGCTATGACAACGACTGCTGCCACAATGATGATTTTCCTCATTTCCTCACCTCCCCGCTATATCGTGATTGTGTGGTATATACACAACTGCAAATCTCTGAAAGAATAGTCCGGTGTTTCCTCCGGTTTCATCGGTGCAATGAGACCCCGTTCCTTGTATTTCCTGTGAGTGATCTCCGGAATTGCTCGGAATCTCTTGACCTCTGCATCTCCTATCTGTGCGACGATGTCCTTGTCAACCTCCATGTTTGCAAAATACTGGTTGTATATCTCCTCACCGTCCTTGATGACCCGAACCCTGTCCGGACTTTCAAGCAACGTCATAATATCCTTGACCGTCATCCTGCTGCACCTCCTCATTTCTTTCTCGGTTTGCTCTCTTTGATTTCCCCATTCTTGAGGATGCTGTTGTTCGGGATGCTCATTCTCCGTTTTTTCTCCATGTGTTTCCAGTCCGAAAGATTCAGATATTCCTCAAGGACTTTTACCGCCTCCTCTGCCGAATAGCATGTCACAACGAAATGTCCTACTGCTGCCATGTCCTCAAGAAACTCTTTTTGTGTCTCCTGCTGCCTGTTATCACCGAATTTCATCTCGATGTACAGTCCGCAGTACAGTCCTTTCGGGTACGGGAGGCATAAATCAGATACACCCGCCTTGACACCCATCTGTTTGAGTTTGACCGCCTCCTGCTTGTTCCTGCTGCCTCCGTTCGGTACATGATGCAACCATTTCAATTCCGGATAGCGGTTCATGTTCCAGTTCGCCCATGACACGACGTTGATTTGCTCTGTGTCCTCACTTCTCATTGCATATCTCATGTTCATTCTCTTTCACCTCTTTCCTGCTGCCTGTCTCCTGCTTGCACATGTCATAATATTCGCAGAACAGACACACATGTCTGCAATCCTTGACCCTCAACATGTGCAGAATCCTCTCAATCACCTGCATCCTGCTCCAGTTCCTCCTCAATTTCTTTCATCCTGCTCATGATGGTCTGATTGTACTCATACACATAGATTCCGTTTTTCCATAGGTGTTGTTTTGCTCCCTGCTCTCCGTAGTTATACGCTGCAAGTGCATCTTGAATCGTTCCGTATCTCTCAATCAGTTCCGACAGGTAATCAATCCCGACGAGTACGTTCTGATATGGGTTCGTGAGGTCTGTGACGTTCAGACGCTCCATCCTGTCTCTGTGGCACTCCTCATATATCTGCATGTACCCGATAGAATGACCATCATCACCAACCTTGTCGAATTTATATCCGGATTCTTTCTCAATCAGAGCGACCACAAGGTCATATCTGACCCCGTACTGCTTGCAGACGCAATATGTATATACCTGCATCTTTTCCGGAAAATAGCCACCTGTCCGACTGTATTCCTCCGGTATCTCATAGAGCACGAATCCATTCTCCTCGCCTCCCCAGTCTGCCGACATGGTGTCGAATACTGCATACTTGTCCGGTTCTGTGTCCTGCTCCTGCTGCCATGTTCGCACCTGCTCAAGTATTGCATTTTGTCCGGATGCCTCTCTTTTCTCGTCGATTCTCTGCATCCGTGCATTGAACTCCTGCAACTGCTGCTCATACTCCTCAAATTCCTTGTCATCTCGCATGACAGAGCGTGTCAGACCTATGCTCACAGCGATCGCCAGTAATACCATCACCGCAATATATGTCCGTTCCCGTCTCCTCCTGCTCATTCTTCTCTTTCTTTTTACTTTCATTGCTGCCTCCGTTTCCTCATTCTCGCCCGTATGTAGAACATCGAGTTGAAATCGTTGTAATAGATTCCCGCATCCGTAAAATCAAAATCCGGATACCATTTCAACATCTGCTCACGAACCTGCTCATGTCCTTTTCTCATGGTCTCGACGTATGTTCCGATTTTCTTATATCCTCCGGCTTTTGCTGTCGGTCTCTTGGAATGAACCACCTTGATGTCGGGGTCTCTCAATCCCTGTGAGGAGTTCCACCGTTTCTCCGATTTCACCCTGTTCTTTTCCTCGACGATATACTTTGCCATTCCTGTCAAACCGTTCTCGTCCTTTTGTAGCCTCCGAACCTCGTTCCTGCTGCTCTGTTTCCAACATCCCTCAACCACATCCATGTCCATGTCGCCATCCATGACAATGTGATGATGCCACCGGATTTCCTCTGTCGGATTGTAGGCAGTCACATAGACATATCTTGCGTTCGGGAGACCCCTTTTCTTTCTCTGATAATTCACCCGTCGGATGAATTTCTGCACATTCTTGATTGCTGCGTCGATGTCTCCATCCGGAGGGAGATGCTCATTGTCGTATGTAAACGTGAGCCACAAATCCCCGTCCGTGAAATTCTCATTGATAAGACGCTCCACATATTTCCTTGCGTTCTTGTCATTCAGATTCCTTTGAGCCTTGTTATTGTCCTTTTTGATACTCCGACCCTCCGGAGGTACTTCATCCATTTTCTTGAACTGTGGATATATCTCAACCTCGAACTGGTCTCCTGCTCGTATCTCCTTGAGTGCATATACAACCTTTTTCCCTTGCTTGAACATCTGCTCAACAAAGAACTCGTGCATATCCTCAAGGCTCTTGTTGTATGCTGCCTCATAGTCATACGGGATGAACGTCATCCCTTTCTTTCTCTTTGCCATTCTGACACCGTTCCTCCTGCTGCCCTTATATATACTTTTCAACGACTTGTTACTATCCATCACAAGGTCGTCAAAAGGGTCTGAAACCCTTTGAATCACGGGGTTTTCCCGCTTTTTCATGCTTGCAATATGGTGTCAGATTTGCTATAATATTTTTAGGTTTTAAGCGTCTGACACAGACTGCTAAACGGGAGACCGCTGCAACGGTCTCCTTTCTTTTTGCTCTTTTTTCTCATGCTCTGCATATTCATTTTTTAGGTGTATTCCTCGTAAATCGCCCCCTCCGAATCAAGCACAAGTCATCCTCATGTTGTTGCAACCGCTGTCTTTCCCTGCTGCTCCCACTTCTGACGTTCCTCCTGCTTTCCTGCCATATATCCGGCAATATAGGACTTGTCAACGTCGTCCATCTGTGTGAACCGCTCTGCGATATTCTCAATCATTTCTTTTCTCTCGTCCTTTGACATATATGTCACGCTCCTCTCTTTCCTCTGATTCTCTCAAGTTCTGCCTGTATGTCTTTTCCGGAATAATCTGCAAGCAGTTTCTCCGAAATGTGATAAGTCCATATTGATGACATCTGCACCGCTGTTCCGATAGGGAGTTTCCCTTGCTGCATCGCTATTCGGATGAATTGCGGTGATACATTCAATATGACTGCTGCCTCGGTTGGCAATATACGTCCGACTTCCATCCGTCTGACCTCCTGTTCTGACCTGCCTTGTCAATGCGTGGGCGGTCATCCCACACAGACGGGCGACTGCTGCCCGTTTCGGCTCTCAATAGTCGTCCTCAATCTGTTCGTCTGCCTCTGTGTAATATTCCCCGTCATATCCTTTTGACATGATTCTCTGATAGCATCTGTCACACACCAGTCTGAACGGGATTCCATGACAATCCTTTGTGAAATACATATCCTCACGATCAACCTCATGTTCGCACACCGGACATGTCCGAATGTCACGCTCCTCGAATCTGCATGACAACCCATTCTGTCTCCTCCGGCAATCCTCGACCGTTCCGTCTCGTCCTGTCATGAGTTGGTTTTTGCAGATGTCGCAATCATTTCCCTCGTTGAAATATTTCATTTCCTGCATCCTGTTTCCTCCTGTGGAGGCTCTCTCGGTCTGTTCATGACCTCGCCTCTGTTCCGGCTGAATTTACCGTGTTGTGTCTTTTCACCTTAAAAAGTCACCGAAAACCTGTCATCCGACTATGAACCTTTTAGCAAGTTCACCCGCTGCCATGTTTCTCACGGTATTCCGACGCTGTCTTTCGGCTTGCCATCGTCAGAGCGTCGGTCGCCATCCGGACGCTGACGGGGCGACTGCTGCCCCGTTTCGGCTTTAATAATTCAATTCAATCGGTCTTTTCTTCTCGTCGATGCAATCCTCATAATCAAAATCAAACCATGTGTTCAAATTCAAATCGTGTCCGTCTTTTGCCAACTGTTCAAAATCCTTGTCCTCAAGTGGCTTGATGATGTATTTTCCTGTTTTGATGTCGATGTCCACCAATTCAACGTATTCGATATGGTAATAACACCCGTTCGGTGTCTTTCTGTAACCACTCCGGTCTCTCACAACCATTCTCTTGATGTCCTTTTTCTTTTCCGGCTGCGGGATGCTCTTGAGCATTGTTCTGATGCTTTTCACAAATTCTGCTTTTTCAAGATTGCTACTCATGTATAATGTCTCGATTGCTTTGTACTGTTCATCTGTTACGTTTCTACCTGCAAGGGATTCAAATTCGGATTTCATCATGGTTTTTGTCCTCCTGTTCGTTATCTTTGATTACATTATATTTATCGCAGATTACTTTGTCAACACTTTTTTGTTATCTCTGATTACTTTTTTATTGATTTTTCTGTTTTTCAGTGTTATCCTTATAGCAAATAAGGAGGTGACGCATGTGACACAAGGCGAAAGAATCAAAGAGGTGCGAAATTCCCTCGGTCTTACTCTTGAGAAATTCGGAGATAGACTTGGAGTGACAAAAGTCGCAATTTCCAATATAGAAAAAGGAAATCGCAACCTCACCGAACAGATGACAAAATCCATCTGTCGAGAGTTCGGTGTTGATTATATGTGGTTGACCACTGGAGAGGGAGAAATGTTCGTCGAGACCGACGATGACTTTTTTGAAAGAATCGACCGCATCATGGCGGGTGAAAATGAGACCCGCAAAAATATGATAAAAATGCTCTTGTATGCCTCGGATGATGACATCAAGGCATTTGACAGACTTGTTGATTATTACATTTCATTGAGAGAGGAGAAATGATGAAAAAAGCATCTGATTTATATTCTCTCACTCGTCGAGAGTTGATTTTGCTTGAAATGTTTAACATGCTTGATGACGAGGAGCAGGTTCAGCGTTTGTGTAGTCTTTCCGGTTATTTGCTCGGACGCAAAATCTTGTCGGAGGACGATTCGATGAAATACCTGCGTGAAATAAAAAAAGACTGACAGTCTTTTTCAACTGCCAGTCTCGTGGGTGTACAGATATAAAACGAATTTATATATCCTCTTGAGGACTTTTTCGCTTTGTATCTTACCGACTAACTCAATGATAGTCTCTTTGTAATGCAAGGGAACACCACCCCTTTCCGAAACACATCATATCACATATTTCCATGATTGTGGAAATATCGGAGTTCATTTCCATAATTGTGGAAATCGTCTCCCGTTCCCACTCACGGAACATGTCATGTGATACAATTATTTGTATTCGGATTCAAACAGGTCGGTTATTTTGACCCCCAGTGCAATCGCTATCGTTTCGAGTTGAAACAATGTCGGTGACACCTTACCGTTTTCGATGTTGTTGAGCGTCGATTTTCCGATTCCGGATTTCTTCGCCAACTCCATCAACGTGAACCCTTTTGAGGTTCTTGTTTCCCATAACAAAACTTTCATCCTGCTCACCTCCTTTCGCAAGGAAAAGTGTACAAGGTGATAGGTTTGTTCTAAAGAATGGAGGTGTTTTGCATGAAATACGGTGTCAGAAAACCGAATGTCAAAAAGAGCATAAAGGCAAGGACTACCGGAAAAGTAAAGAGGCAGGTCAAAAAGGCTGTGAATCCTCTTTATGGTAAAAAGGGAATGGGGATTGTGAATGACCCGAAAAAAGCTGCTTATAATGCAGTGTATAGTCGAACGACCGTCGGGGTCTCTGATGTGATGAAAAGTGCATCATCCGGAAACGGACACACATCCGCATCCTATGACGCACCTGCTCCAGTGAAAAAGGAATATTCCGACCGGACATACAATGTCTGTGGAATTATCCTCATGGTTCTCGCTGTTGTGCTTGTGCTTTTGGGATTGCTCCTGCTGCTTGCTGTTCCTGTTGGCGGTGTTGCTGCCATCCTGTTGGGTGTCGGCTGTTTTGCCATCGGTCGCAAGTATCGGAAAATTGTGAAAGAACGCTCTGAAAAATAGATTTACACATAAAAAGACGACCCGTGCTGCAACACGAATCGCCTTTGTGGAATCTCTTATCTCATGCCCTGCAAAAAGCATTTTGATAGATGAATCCTGCAAACACCATTCTATCATAAAACCGTGCTTTTTGCATTGGTTTTATTTTTTATACTCTTTTTTAGGATGGTG